TGATGTAGAAATTTTTAATTGATCTGCTCCGTTTATTCTTTCTATGGCTGCTAATAGACTAATCGTATGTTCTATATCAAAAGAAGCATTTCCATAATTTAATCCAGTATCATGTCTTGTTATCAACATATTACCCATTAAATTTCTAGAATTACCATTACCAAAATCATCGAACTTAGAAAATGTTAATTTAGTTGTCGTTGAATCCACTTCAGATGATGTTACGTTAGCCAATAAACTATCTTTGATATCTATATCAGCTGATAAAAGAGTATTAACTTTGTTTAAATCCTTATTTAAATTAAGAGCCTTTCTGTATTTTAAAACTAATTCATTTTGATCATCCTTTAAATCGTTAATATCAAATTCATAAGATCTTATTTTCGATATTAAATTACCATTTTCTGCTACCAATTGATTAACAGAATCCTTTGAAGCTAAATAATTATTTAAATTTCTATCTGCTGTTTGTTGAACTACCTCTAAACCATGTTTAAGATTTTCAGTTTGATTACACTGTCTTAGAAACAATAAAACAAAAAGAGCACCCAATACAAATGTAAGGGTGTTCCTATTGCTGATTATTTTTTTAATTATATTCATTTTTATTTATTCTTGAATTCCGTTAAAACCATCGTCTTTACCAAGTACGTCCTCATCCATTACGTTATGTACTAGGATTCCGCTTGCAAAATATACATCTTTATTTTCAACATTAAATGCATAAGTCGTAAAAGGCGCTTCTGTCTGAACCAATACGTTAGAGTTTACTAATACCCATTCATTGTTTTGATTTAACATACTATCACCAACTAAGACATCTTTAATTACTTTAAATACAACTATGTCGTCAGATGTTTTAACTAAAACTGGGTGTTCTAACGTAAGTTGTAGTTCTCCATTGTTTATGTCATAATATGAAGAATAAGTATCTACATATATGTCATTTACCACAGCACTTGTATATTCATCAGAATAGTCAGCGGCTGAAATATTAAACTCTCTGTATATTGTTTCTACATCGCTTAAGCCGTTAATAGCCAACGATAACAGTGCATCTCCTAATACAATATCCTCTACTTTTTTAGTTTCTCCATTCGCTAAAGTAAGTAAATCACCAGCTAAGTGACATCCACCACCACCGGTACCGCCACCGCCGGTGTCCACATAAGTTGTTGCTGTCGGGAATGGTGTTGGTGTTGGGTTTATAATTTCTTCAGAAGTTGGGCCCATAATTTCTCCAGAATCAGATTCGAGTACACAGTACCATGTGTCGCTTGTGCCATAGGGTGCAATTACAGTACAGTCAACATTCGTATTATTTATAGGTGAAAAAGTTTTAGTAAACCTATAAGTTCCATTAAATACATTAGGGTCTATTGTTACAGTTGGACCAAATACGTTTGTTCCATCAACGCCCTCAGTATTAAAATCACTAGGTGCCACTGGACTAGTCTCACCATCAGCTACAATTGTATACGCTACATCAGTACTAAATGTCTGAGGTGTAAATACAAATCTATTACCAGACGTTGTATTAGTTGCGAACGTGAACGCTGGGGTCGGTACAACCGGAGTTGCAGTCGGTACAACCGGAGTTGCAGTCGGTGAAGCCGGAGTTGCAGTCGGTGTTATTACCGTACCACCCGCTTGAGAAACTGATATAGTATCAGTAGTAGTTGTATTACTGTGCCTAACCGTTAACGTGGCAGATCTGGATGTACCAGAATTAGCCGCCACAGTAATAATCCAATCATTACTAGTACCTACTTGATTTATGGTAATCCAGCTAGGCGGAGTATCCCACGAATAGGATGTGCCTAAAGGTGTGATATTTACCGTTCTTGTATAATCGTTTGCTGCCATGTTATTATTTATGTTTTTATATTTATCTTGTTTTTTATATTAGCTTAAACCGCCACCTCCGCCACATGCATCAAACGTGAATGTATAAACATTTGATATAACGTCTGGTAGGCCTGACCTAAGTTGTATTATTCTAAAATATTTAGTAGTATCACATGAGTTTGCAAAAATTAATCTCCTAGGTGAAGTACAATCGCCGGTATTACTACCCCACGGGCCTGTCGGTGATAATGAGTTTTGCACGGTAACTCCTGTACAATTTTCGATATCGCTCAATGTCCAATCGACATCAACTTCATCAGGATATGATAAAGATCCAAGGTCAGACAATACCCTATTTAATACTGCTGTTGCTGGAATTGGCGTTGGAGTCGGTGGAACCGAAGTTGGAGTAGGTGTTGGAGTTGGGCCTGCACCTGAGCCACTAGTTGGCGTTGGAGTTGGAGCAACATTAATCAACGTTATCGTCCACACTACTTTAACATTAGAATCATTAGGGTGTGTTACAGTTACGTTGTATACCTTTCCAAGCGTTGATGCACTTGTAACCACTCTTATTCTATTCAGACTTGGTTCCATTGTAATCGTTAAACCAGCCTGATCAACAGACACGTTACTAGAACTTGGATCTACACCGGCAGGTGTAATTCCGTAATTTAAGTATAATGTTGTTGGTGTGTTATATGGTGCAGTTAGAACATTAGATCCATTTATTGTTAATTCTGCTGAACTAAATGGACTACCATCTGCTTTTGCATCAATATCACCACCAGAAATACTAATAGTATCTGAAGCAGGTGAACCGTCGGCATTTGCTACAATATCACCACCAACAATACCAATACTATCACCAACTGGAGTGCCACAATCAGTACATAGTTCTCTCCACTCAGGAGTACCGCTGTTATTATAATAAGCTTCTACAATATCTAAATCAGTATTAAATCTAATCATACCAATCTGAGGCACAATAGGTCTTTGACCGGTTGTCCCTGCCGGCAATCTTAGATATCCTTTAAATTCTGCATTAATATCAACATCTAAGATACCAGATCCTAATGTTGACAATTTTATATTTGTATCAGCTAAAGAATTTATATTTACGAAATTTCCACTTAAGTTAAATGAAGAACTATTAGCAACTAAAGTTATCTTATCAGTATTGACACCGTATTCTATTAAAGTATTGCCAAATGCATTTTGCCAATTAAATCTGGTATACCCATCTAAAACAGTACTAGTTAATACTAAATTTTTACTAATACCGCCTAGATCGTGATGACGTAATTTTATATAATTTTCAAAAATAACATCTCTACCGATATTTAGTCTAGCATTAGTTTCTATATCACCGTCTGTTAAGCCTTCTTCAAAATCAGAATCACCTAACCATATAATTGGCATATTTAGATCAGTCCCAACTTTAGGTTTTAGAATGCTAACTTCATTATTACCATCATTATTTGTATCTACTTCAACAGTATACCATGGGCTATCAGTAGATCCTGCTACACCCTTTTCACCAATTGGTCCAACTTCACCCTTTTGACCTTTTTGTCCGGTCGAACCGACCTGGCCCTGATCACCCTTTTGGCCTTTAGGTCCAGCAGGCCCGCCGCCATTTGCTAAGATTTGATCAAAATTATAATTAATCTTTTCAAACTTTATAGAGTCCGAATCGCTTGGGTGTAATATCTCTTGAATGTTAATTGCCATTTTATGACTTTATTTTTATCATAGGTTTGATGTCGTAAGAATATCCTAATCTTTTATTATATATCAACCTAAAATTCATAGGCTTTTGTTTATGTGATTTATAAGTAAAATTATTGTCAGGGGAAAATCCTCCGTCACCAATTAAATTAATATCTACAGTGTTTACAATACTCGAAGCACTACCCTTAAAACGTTTAGTGTATAATTGAATAGAATCAACAACAAACTGTGATATAACATTTTTATTAATATAGAAATCAGCGTCGTCATTTAGCGTAGTCTTATCTCCGGCAGAATTTTGTGCGCTTACATAATTTCTAATGGCATTTAATACACCATCAGTCCTTAGAATTCTAGTAGCAACGTCTGTGATATAGAAATCAGCAATAATTTCATTTTCGTCTTCAAACATTAATACTTCTGTATCATTGATAGAGTTTTTTAAGATCTCATCCAATTCTTCTTTACTTTCAATAACTTGATAGTTAAACGAATAAAGATTATATTCATTCTTAACTTTCATAGCAGTTGATGCTAAGTAAGATCTTTCTTCTGTATTGTCTACGGTTCCTGGAACATCTTCGCTTTTTCCACCTGAAAGAGATCTAGTGTAGTAACCAAAATCCCATGAAGATCTAAATACATTAACATCTTTTTTAGAAATTGCAATCTCATCAATTAATGGATATAGTGGTAATTTATCAGAAGACTCTGACAATTTAGTAATACCAGTAGGATTAGTTTCATTTATTTTATGATAGAAATGATTTTTAATTAATCCCCAGCTACCGTCATGTACGCCACCGTCTTGTATAAACCCAATATTAAATGTAGTACCACATCGATTGTATCTTTCATAATAAGCTTTAGCCGTAGTTAATTCGTAACTATTTGTAAGAGAGTGTTTGTACATTATTGATTCAAAACCAACTTCTCTTTGATCTGCACTTGCTTGAATTCTATTAGATTTAAAATGAGTATACATGTCTGTGAATGTAACAACTGGTCTAAAATCTACCGTATATGCTCCAGCGTGTCTAATCAAGAATGGATAATATAAAGCATCATCCTCTCTAGTCAAATTATATCCAATAATACCTTTAAACAGTTTATAACTTTTAGGTTTATCATTATCTTCTTCCACAGAAAGAGTTGCATATTTAACTATTTCAGTACCATCCTCGAAATTAATAGTAAATCTATTATTATTAATTGTACCATCTTCCTCGACCGTAGTATATGTAACACTATCATCGTTTAAGTTAATCATGTTGGCTACACTGTTTATAGAAATCTTATTTAAAATAGTTTCATGTATATTAGTACCTCCATCGACATATGAATATTTTATTCTTCTTTGGATGTTATTAGGTAAATATGCTACGTCTAAAACATCGTCTGGATCGTTTACATTAACTGGAGGTCCAACAACTTTAATGGTACTTGAGTTTTCAACAGAGTACACTTTAAACTTATAGATAGTATTACCAGGCGTAGTTGGATATAAATCCATTAACACATCACCGTATAATCCATTTTCACCTAAAACAATTTGATTTTCAAAATCAGGGATACTTCCGTCAAAATGATTTATACCTTCAATCGTATATGGTGAACCTTCAGAGAAATTTGCAGTATTCCAACTTAATGCACCGTCAAATGGTGTATTCGCATAAGTATAATCTTCTATTGTGTGATCGTATACGATTTTGTGTTTTAATTCATATAACATTTTTCTGTTCATATTACCTTTAATCCAGTAATCACCAAGATTTAAAGTAATGAAGAATATTACAAACTTAAACTTTTTATTTTGTATTATTTCAAATTCAACATCGTTATTAGTAACATCATTATTAGTTTTTAATAGAATACTAAACTTATATCCATTAAACTCACTGCTTTTCACAAAGTCTAGCGCGGTTTTATTGGTAAATTCTTTTCTATTTTTTAAGACAACTTTTAAACCTTTAAATATAGTACTCGCAAAGGCACCAGTATCTCCGCCGTCAATTAAAGTATATTTCTTTTTAAGGTCAGTCTTAAAAAACGTGTTATTAATATCATCTGGGTTTAAATAACCCCTAGTATACCCGCCGAATGTATCATATATGCCCTGAACATCATCACTGTTTAGATTCTTTTCAAATCCTTCAGTAATCATAAATTTATCAAAATAATTATTCTTAGTACTCTTAAATAAATTTGGAGTTAATTCAAAATCCTCTATAAAATTAATATATGAGAATGTGTTGTTTAATTCATCATATCTTAAATAACTAGGTTTCTTCTCCATATAGAACCACTCATGTGTCATATCATCTTTACTACGTTCAGTAGCACTTAAATCAGGTGAAAAGTTTGTTCTACCAAATGCTTCGTTAGTATTTAGATAATAAGGTTGATCTCTAACTGTTAAAGAATCTTTTAAAACCCATTTGTTTATATTTGGAACCACTCTCGAATTAGTGGCAAACTCTTTTAATTGATTCTCTTTTAGTCTATCAAATTCACTAGTTATAATTTCAGCAGAAATATCATCAACAGATTCTTCTGATAAAATACCAGATAAATTAGAGAAATAATTAATAGGTTTTAGTGGATAATTATCGCTAAAAATATCATTAGCAGATAATGTTGTATTGTATTCTCCCGTAATTGGATCAATATTAAGTATGGCATTTTCATATGGTTCATATGCAATATTTGCCGTAGTTTCATAATCTAGTTCTTTTAGATCTGAGTTAGTAGTATCATAAAAGTCAAAGTTCATATCGTATATGTTATATGCTGAAAATAAACCAATTTTTACAATATTCTCACTAAATACTCTAGCCTCCCCGTCTTTAATATCGGATTTTAAGCTTAATATTAATTTTGATCTAGTAGAATTAGGTATACTTATATCCTCTACAATATCTATTACTTCGTTAAATATACCAGCATATTTAGTTTCTAAATAATCTCCTACTGAAATTTCGCTTAATGTTGTATTGTTTATGTAAACTGATTTACTAGTAGAATTACCTCCGTTTAAATAATGAGCATCCCACTTAGAAAGAATGTAACCCGCACCTTTTCTTAATTTTAAAATATTATTAAAATCAATATTGTCAACATCTATAAAATCAATTACATTTTCTTTGTTAACTAAAACAGCATGTTGTAATAACCTATATCCAGGAACCCTAGCTTTAACCCAAAGATCAGACCCGATATTATAAGCATCTAAAGGACTATCATCTGCATGAATAACTCCTGCTAATGCAGAGGCAATATCACTTAATGTACCTTGGTTAGAGAAGAATTTTCCACTATAAGTTCCTTTCGGTAAAGTATAATTAGCAGAATATGTTCTGTTTTGAATATTAATATTGGTTTGAATTTGATCAACTCTTATTATAGAACTTATAGCTCCGGTTACCGCCATGTTTAGATCACCTAGGTTTGTTTCAATCTCAGTTAAAACAATAGACTGTGATTGATAATCAAAACTAATGTGGTAATTACCAACAGCACTAGTCTTTCTGTAGATTGTTATTTTATCTGGATCACTTATCGCCGACTCAATATTACCAGCAGTCTCCTGAAGAGTAGACCCTAACAATAAAGAATTATCAAATAAATTGTGAGTTCCCTGTGAATCTTCTAATCGAATATTAATACCCTCTCCCGGTGTTTGTTTAATAAAAGTAAATTTATAAGACTCCTCTCTTGATGCTACCACAGCAATTTTATCATTACTGTCTGGCACATCTACAATAGACATTTTAACAAAATCGTAGCCTCTTTCGTCATTTTTTATTAGATCGACAGATTTGCCAGTATGTGATATACCTATAGTGCTAGGAATATCTCCAGTAGAATCATCAATTCTAACTTCTAGATTTAGAGAATCATAAAGACCTGAATTAGATATCTTATAGTATACACCATTAATTAATACATAACCAAGTGTTGGCGTAGTACTCATTTGTTTATGTGTTGGAATTGCAGTTGTTGGTTTACTTGGATTTACCAAAGACGAAACCCCTGCGAATTTAATAACATTATTAGATATTGAACTTATTTCACCAAAGCCCGAATCTATATCATCTACGTAAAGACCGAAATACCTATTAATGCTATAATCGCTAGAATCATTATCATCAAATAAAAATTCTAAGTTTAAAAGATTGGCACATAAAATATTGTTTCTTCTAAAACCGTCTGTGATAAAGTCATTAGCTTCAATTAAAGCTTTATCAGTCTCTACGAAGTCTTTGTAGATATATTCACCCTTACTAGTTAATTCACCAGAAGACAAATCAATACCATTATAGTTAGTAACTTCATTTTTGCCAAGCGAAACAGTAATAGGTGATTTAGGGAATGTTTCCTGTTGTACATGTGCCCTGATGTATTTACCCAGGTTTGATTTTTTAGATAAATCAAAAGTTTTGATAATCTCAGCGTTCCTTAATATCTCTTGAATCCTCCTAGCATTGTCTAAAGTAACACCAGATGCATCAACACCCCCTGGGTTTTTAACTTTAAATATAACAAAATTGTTTGGCATGTTATTATCAGCCCAAATAGGTGCAAACATCCTATAACTCTCATCGTAGTTTTTAGAATAATTATATGTAGTACCATATTGATACTCTTCCTCTATTTGTTTATTATAAGAATCTAATACTGTCAAGTCCGACTCAGATCTTTTAGTTAAATAAACAAGATCAGATGTGGTGCCGTTTTTCTTAAAGAAATTAGCAACATCGGTTGAATAATTACCATTAGGATTTATTGGACTCTTCTTGTATTTTATACCAGCTAAATCTTTACTAGCACTGATACTTTCCATATAAACTGAACCATCTGAACTTGTAACTAGTTTAACGTTACCTGATAATTTGGGGTTAGTTCTTAATAATGGTTTAGCTACATTGTCTAATTTATAGTTAGTTTCTGTTTTAAAGTTTGGTCCAGCAGAAACAGTTTCATAACCCTCAACAAACGGGAAAGTATATGTAGTTGTAACGCTTGAATTATCACCTATAACACAGAAACTAGATGCTATACTTTCATATACATCAACTTTAACTTCACTACTTAAACCTATTTCAACGCCAGCTGAAACAACTGGCCTTTGTTGAGATGTGATACCTGAATCCTTAAGCAGGGCAATGGCATCGTCAATATCTTCTGCGATTATTTTAACACTATACTCTAAACAACTATCAAAGCCGCTGGTCTTGATTACATTACCAAATGATAAAGTATCAATAAATGTTTTTATATAGCTACCAGCATCACTAGAAACGTCCGTGTGTAGTCCATTAATAACATATATTGGCCAGAATAAAGTTTCTGTATTATTACCAGCCTCAGGCCCTTCTATTTCCGGATTTAATGAATAAAAACCATAAAATACATTTATATCATTTACACCAGGTTCCGGTCTAGATATGGTATTATTAGTTATGTTGGGCTTTATATAAGTCGAACACTGACCACTCGATACTATACTTGATCCGGAAACAGTAAGTCCGTCTGAGTCATAACCATACCATTTTAAATTAGCGCCATCGCCTGGATTTTCCCAAATTAAATAGCCAGAAAGATCATTAAACACATTTGATTCAAATAAATCTATTTGATCTTCGCTAGTTGCACCTAATTCAGTTTTATAAACAGGTGTGTTAGATTTAGCTAATCCTAAAAGATCAGTAAAAGGCGCAGTACCCTCTGGTCTAACATACCACAAAGTGGTGTTCGTAACAACGCCGTTACAAAATTCATTTATACTAGGATCTGATAAATTTGATTTGTTAGCTACTAAACTATATGTAACGTTAACAATATCCTCTTCACAATACCATTCAAGTGTTCCGATAGAAGTTAATCCCCAATCATTAATCAAAGATCTTTTATAATATGTGCCAGCAGGAGCTTCGCTGTAAATACCACTATCAATTAAACCTATCGTACTAGCGCCTCCGGTACTTGTATATAAATCTGAATAATATTCACTAATAAACAGAGGTGTGTTGTCAGCTACTAATTGAGAAAGTGTTTTTTGAGACGCGCCGTCATACCATACTGTTATTTCTTGATAATCTTCAGCACAATGTGTTATTGTGTTAGTTGCATATAAAACCGCAGTAGAACTAGAGTTTACCGAAACAGTACATGGAATAATACCATTAGTTACAATTTGACCGCTGCTGTTAATTTTTAATACACTTGTGGCACTATTATCTGAGACAGTAATATACACATCTGTCGCGTTTGGTGGTGTAAATTTATTTAATAAAGATTGATCATAAAAAATAGAATCACCGCCAGATAATTGAGCAACATTATTTGCCTGCACGGTACTTCCGTAGCCAGTCGCCAGTGTTGGAGCGATACACATTGTATTAGGATCACTACCGAACGAGCTTATCTGAAAACTAAATACAGGAGAATATTCAACCTCAATATTGATAGTTGTTGGTGCAGATTCAGCGCCTTTGGAATCAATTGCTTTAATTACCCAACTATCATTACCAAAATAACCTGCATTAGGGGTATATGTAGCCTTTATAGAAGTGTTATCGTTTTGAACAAATGATATAGTTCCATTAGGGGTTGCTGTTATTTGTATAAACGATACTGGATCACCATCAGCATCTGTCGCATTTACAATAAACATACTAGTGGTATTTTGTAAAACACTCGTACTGGTTGTGGTTATAACTGGTGCAGAATTCTCTGGATTAATAGTTATGATAGCAGGTGCAGATGTTTGATTTGCAGAATCTGTTACGGTAAACGTAAACGAATCAGAACCTGCCAGTGTTGAGGTATGTGTATAAGTTACTATATTACCTACAATAGTATATGTTCCTTTGGTAGGCGCCGCTACTATATTGTACGTTAAATTATTAGTATCAAAATCATCAGAACCAGATAGTGTAATAGTAACTATATCATTCCATGCCACATCGTATGTTGCACTAATAGCAACTGGTGGATTATCTGATGTTGCAGTTGGTGTGGGCGTTGCAGTCGCTGTAGGTTCAGGTGTTGCAGTCGCTGTAAGTTCCGGCGTTGGTGTCGGAGTTGTAGTTACTACTTCAGTTTCAGTTGGCGTAGGCTCAATTTCAGTTTCAGTTGGCGTAGGTGTAGGCTCAACTTCTGTCGCTGTCGGCGTAGGTGTAGGCTCAACTTCTGTCGCTGTCGGCGTAGGTGTAGGCTCAACTTCTGTCGCAGTTGGTGTCGGAGTTACTACCGCACACTCCTCAATTTCAATGACCTCACCAACGGAACTGATAAGTAATACAACAGTATCATCACTTAATCGCCACCAAAGATCTTGTCCATCAAATTGTGTCCCAAGTTCTAATCCAGGAGTCGTAAATAGTAGTGTACCTGCCCCTAGCGCGCCGTCATGAAATAATTCAGATAATTCAGTTGTTCCGGTTGCGCCACATGCTGTTATAGCACTTGAATAACCTAGATCAGTTTTTAATATGATTGATGCCATTTAGTTAAATCTTTTTATACACAGTCCACCTGTCTGTATTATATATCCAGATTTATTATGTGGCGAATCTCGTCAACTTTGCGGCTCTAATAGAATTTAAGTTTTTACCCTTAGGACTGTATTTAGCGAATACTTCTAGATCAAATGAGAACTGTTGATCATATTTATCAAATATATCTAAACCAATCTTTTTGGTATATGTTAAGTTAGGGAATTTTAGTTTAGCCTGTCCACCGATTCTACCAATATCACTTGAAGCATCGTTACCGTAATAATCAGTCATTCTATATTGGAATATGATATCAACAGACAATGCATTGGAATTATCTAATGTGGCTACTCTACCCTTAATTTCTTTTCTACTCTGCTTGCTGTCACCGCCAACACTTAATGTATTTAAGTTAATCGGTGATAAGAATAAGAAAGCTCCACAAGAACGACCACCTAAAAGATATTGATCATTAGCGCCAAACGACATTTTAAAAGTCCTATCGCCTTCTGTTATTAAATTAGAAGTTTTTTGGAATGCTAATTGTTTAGTAGCTTTAATTGAATTAACAGCAGATGGTGAAAAAGAATTTCCAATTAATGGACTACTATATACAAACGAAGTTCCACTCGCATACGTTGCACTTATAGGCATCGTATATATTGCATTGTTAACCATTGATTGTATATTAGCCCTTTGCTCAGTATCACTAACATTATTTTCGTTTACTGCAGTTTCCTGTGCATCAGCGTATAGGTTTTCTAAATCCGGGTGGTCTTTATGAATAAACAAACCGTTGTTGTAATTTGCAGAACCTATTAATGCAGACGATGAAATACTACACACATCAACTTTTGCTGCTGAAAATTCTCCGCTTAAGTTAGTTACTCCGCCATTATTGTATCTGCCAAAAGTTCCTGTCCATATAAAATCAACAGATGTACCATTACCAGTTGGAGTAATTAAATCTACATTTGACGTCAATGGTTGGAATTCCGCGTAATTTAGTGAGTATTCATAATTATTTAATGAAGATCCCGTAGTAGATAATAGAGACTCTGTTATGTATAGTGGGTTTTGATTAGAAACATCCATAAATCTAGAGTATACAAATTGTCCACGTCTTTGTGCCGATTGGTATGGTGCTTCAGCCAACAAATCATAAGATTGAATCGACTTAGAATCTATATTTTGATATTGAATAGGAACCAAATCATATTTACCTTCTGATGTATAATAGTTGTCTGAGCTTATTTTATTATCTGTGTCATTTGCTCCATTATCATTTAAGGTAACACCAAACCCGTTATCTGCAATAGCAGAACCTGCTGCAGAAGATCTGTATGCCGGTAGATTTCTATCACCAACCAATCTAGAAACTAATTCTAATTTAGTGGCCTTGGTGTTTTCTAATAAAAGTTTAAATGTTTTAGTAACAATATGTCCTTTCTTAACTGTTAAACTTGCAACCTCATCTGCGTAATATCCAGCGAAGATTTGATTTTTAGTACCGTTATTAATAACAGTAACCGTACCATCCTCGTCCATGATTTTAACAACCAATTCACCGATTTCAACTTCAACAGTACCTTTAAGTGCTGCTATTTGTGCTTCTAATTCGGCAATCTTATCATATACTGAAATTGGTTTTTGTTCAGCTGAAAGAAAACCAGACGCAATACTTGTAGCGTTGTGCGCATAATATTTTTCATTAGCACTAAAACTATCATCGATATGTGTAAATACGCCTTTAGATGTTAATTCTTCTGAAATTTTAACAGCCGCGGTTTCAGCAGCATTTGATAATAATAAAGATTCAACATTAGTTGTATCGATTTCTGTAATAGGGAAATCAATAGTGATTGCTTCTGACCAATCAGAATAAATCGGGTTAGCAGGATAACCAGCTTCAGAAACGGACTTAACTCTAATCTCTACTAATTCACCTTCGTTAATTGCAATATCTAATTGGTTAAAGTTAACCTCTTGCGCATCTTCAACCAAACTATTTTGCCACTCAAATTTATTTGTAAATGAGTTTCTATATCTGTCCCTAGCTTTAGTTTTAATTTCATTCCAATTTGAGAATACAGCTGTTTTCTCTCTAGTACCTTCGGTAAATGGAAGTTGAGTAACTTCACCTGCTTTTCCACTAGTAGACAAGTATCTATATTGTATAACAAATTGGACAATATTTTGATCTACTGTATCTGCAACTTTTTTTGCACTTGGTACAGACCAGAAACCTCTAACTCTGTATTTAGGCGTAACATTAGTTGCATTAGTACCTGATGCTAAAGATTGAATTTGATTAACAATACTGTTATAAAGATTAGTTTCACTAGTCCTCTCAGTAATAAGAGAGCTTAATTCATTTTTGTCTTTATCTTTTTGAATATTAGATTCATATTTCTTAGTAGAAATCTCAGATCTCTTTTTAACAATAGTTTCATCTAACTTCTTAATCTTTTCTTCAACGTTAACCTTATCAGCTGAAAGTTTCTTAATCTTGTCAGCCGCATCATTCGCTGTTAGGTGCGAGTTAATTTGTACTACCTTAAAGTTGTTAAGATTTAAGGTTGGAGAGTCTGGGGTAATACCCTGTGCTGCCGGTGGGATAGCATCCTCTTTAAGAGCGCTGATGTATCTACCAAAGTCAGCAACTTCAGTTTTGTAATAGTCATCAAGTCTAATTTCTGAGCCATCAGCCTGAATCAGCGTTAATTCATTTGTATATAAGCCAATACCAGGTGACCAGTTTTCAGCTAATATTTTTGAATCCGGATCTATTGCCTTAACAAAAACTATCATCCTCTCGTTAAATCCTACATTAAGGTCGATGTTTAAATTAGCAACATCGTTTTTATAGATACCTAATTGATTCGCTCCGATTTTAATAGACTCATAACCCTCAACCGTTAATAACTCAACTTGATTAGTTGAACCATCAACTCTTGTAATTTTATATCTAGTGTTCTTAGTGCCGCTCTGAACCATAAGTTCATCACCTGCTTTTAATACCTCAGTATCTTTAAGATCCTTAGTGGCATCAGTATATGTTATTTTATCTAGTGTGTATAACTTTATAGCTTTTTTGGTAGTAACACCATCAACTACAATTTCCCTTTTAGAGTTGTTAATTTTTAAAACATCAAACTTACCGGTAAATTGCGCATTTCTATATGGCATATCACGAGTGTCCTCATCTAGTGTGTATGAAATATTGTTATTACTAATTTCTTTAATTATATTTGAGTAATTTAAACCCTCTTTGTTTTTATAATTAGCATTGAAAAATTCAACCGATACGGCACTGGCAGAATCAATTAAGATTCTTTTAACCAAGACTCTTTCTGTATTATTAGGAATTTGACCACTAACATTAATACTAGTAGTTAACAACGGATTTAAGAAATCCTCAAAGAAATAGTTTGCTTTAGTTGCAAAGTTTACAGGTCTAGTGAAACTAGTAATATCATTAGCTGGCGTTTTAAGTGTAGAAGTAATAATATTTTGATAAGTACCGTCTGGTAACTTAATCCTAGTATTACCTTTACCTAATCCAGATAATGATTTTAAATTCGTGTCCAATCTCTCCAATTCTCTCTTCATGTAACCGAACGATGGCACATAAACAGTTTTAGTCCCATCAGTAGTTAGTATCTCAAGGGGTACATCTTTCTGATCAGTTGTAATCGCCTCATTAATTCTCTCAAATGTTTTTAAGGAATTTGTATTGATTTCAAGTAGTTTCTTGAGCGAATTAGAAATAGAGTTGTTAGTATTCATATTATCTTAAAATATCGGCTTCAAATTGATAGTTTGCAGGATCAATGCATACTAGTTCAATATATGGTTTATTTGTTATTAATTGTGTTGCATCTATATCAGCTATCAATTGATCATATCCAGTAGTTCCACCAGTCCAGATTTTAATATTATTGCCTGACATGTTTATTGCATCAAATGTAATTTTAAAAGTTTGTCCACCTTTCCAAGCGACTAAACTATCATCAATGTATATATTAAGATTACTTTCAGGATCAGAAATTGTTCCATCTGGTTTTCTAATTAAACCCTTAAGACTTAATCTATTTGTAAACAGATCCAGTCTAGTCCAAATAGCAAATTTAACTGAACCGTTACCAGCATCACCTGCGTCAAACCACACGTTATCTGATAATTGAGTTGCTACCGCTTTACCTGCTATATTCCATAAGTAAACATTATTTAACGTATAGCCATCTACAGTGCTATTAATTTTAATTTTATTAGGAATAGTCTTATCAACTTCTGTACCCTTGCCGGCAAACAAAACATCAGTGTTATATTGTAATTCTACTGGAATAGTTCCGTCAATTAAAGAGTTAATTTTATTATGCGCTTTAGTAATTAGATCTAAAAGCGAATTTGAGTCCGCTAGTTGAATTGAACTATCTTGAAATTCCTGTTCCAATGACGCAACCCTATTTAATAAAGATGCACTTTGCTCGGATGCCGTAACCAGATTTTCAATACTGTCAAGCCTCTCGCCTATTTTAGCATATCTATTGTTTGCTTGTAATAAAAGTTCTGTTGCATTTTCTAATGCAGTTGTAGTATCCATGAATAAATCCATAGAAAACGTCGTAAAGTCATTTACGCTAGTTTCTACACCAACATTATCAAGTGATGAATTAAATTTTAGATTTAACTTTAACGAGAATGCGTTACCATTAAGACCAGTAACTTCATTTGGTTTATATTTAATCTGTTCGTTAATTTTAGAACCGGGTCCATAAGAATCTTGAATATCATCAAGAATTAAGATACCGTATAAGTTTGTAGCTCTATTGGCTGGCACTGACTGGCTATAGATGTCATAGTATACAAGAATGGCATTAAAAGTAAACTGTTGACCCTTTTTAGCAAAGTCAAGTAATGATTTAATTTCAGGATTTGTATTAATCTCCTCATATGCATTAGCATCAAACTGAATACCTACACTATTAGTAGCATTAGTTTGGATGTCATAATAAGCCCCGCTACTTAACGTATAGCTATCAACAATTGCATTAATATCAATATTAGGATCAGGGTGTGTTTGACCCTCTCTGCCCTCGATATAATCAGATGCATATAATTTAGTAGCTGTAGTATTGTAGTTTGTTGGTTTAAATAAAACAGTAGGTGTATAACCAACTGAAGTAGGAACATTAATATAAACCTCGTGATATGTATTGCCTTGATATGCAACATCATTCTCAACATCAATAGTTCCTAAATATTTAACAACTCTATCATAGTTCTCACTAGCAAGTACACCATTAACCTTTTCGGTATAATTACCTAATAGAGTTTGATTAGAATCTGCCGTAATAAAATCAATAGCGCCTAACGAAGATAGCCATTTAAAGAAAATCTTTTCAGAATCAGATTGTAAAAGAATTGGATCATAATCGTCATCTTTTAACAAAAGTTCTTCCATGTTTAACGCATAGTTCTGGAATGTTTGTGCGAAATCAACGTTAGGCATGCCAGCAACATAAGCTTGACCAGAGGGTTGCTTAAGATTTAATTCAAAGTCTATTGTGTTAGAACCATTAACCGAATCAGTAAAATCTGGAAGATCTAACAAAGCATATTTGCTAAACTCAAAATTTAAGTCTGAACTATTAAAGGCCCTAGTCATATCCCTCGCAGAAGACGCAAAAGCATACATTGTGCCACCCATGGGCTGTGGTATTCTAACTAGTGGAGTTGCCATTTATTAATTAAATTTTGTTTTATACTATGTCAGTATTGTATGCTGAAATAACATACCATACATTATTAAAGCATCTTAGTGTTACTGTTGAGTTTTTACCTACAAGCGAGATAGTAGTTGCTCCAAGTGATTCTTGACTTAGGCCTGAAACAGATTTAGAAGTATCCGATGTATTGATAATCGTAACCTCTTGGCCATCTACAGCTTCAGGTAATGTAAAGTTAGCTTCAACAAAATATGTAATCGCAGTGATTGCAGTTGGTGTAACTTGTGTAGTCGGTACAGCTGCTGTACCCAATACCCCACTTTTAACTAATGTTCCGTTAAGTTTAGCAACATTGCTAATAGTAACTGGTGTATTAAACGCAGCTCCTAAACTATTAACAGACAATAGACTTGTGCCGTTTAATAAAACTAACAACTCAGCGGTCGTTACTTTAGATACTCCGCTCAAAGCCGAAGTCGTTGGGTTTAATAGAGCCGTAACAGAAGCTAACTCATCATTTAGCAACTCAAAATTGCTATTGATGATCGGTCTCGATGAAGATACTGAATCAGTACCTAAAATTTCAGTGATGTTTGCCATTTTATTGTTTTTATTATTTTACTTTTAACATGTTTCGTTTTACAACATTTTTATTGCCGTGAGTGTCTTCCGCCTCTAATTGAATTGAATAGTATCCAGGTTCTTTAAAGATGTAAGTCAGCCACATATTATTATAGTATATATCAGTGATTTCTGGGTTAGTTATATTTGTGATAGTCCATTTGGCATTTTTTCTACCAGGGAACTTTGAAATATCAGTTGAAATCGTAATATGTGTTGATCTTTCAACTTCAGCATAGTCTGTAAACACTCGAGTATCATCCCATGTTGGGTTAAAATGTTCAACATGAGTCTCACCGGCTACATTTGAATCAGAATTATCTCTAAAAAAAACAGTTTCAAAATCATATGTTTTTGAATATTCACGACCTACTGCTAAAATAAATCTAAATACGTCGCTAATATCATTGTCATCTAAATCCTCAAAGACCGCATTGTAGTTAAACTTACTAATAACGGGATCAATACTAGCATTTAATTCATCCATTATTTGTTTCCATCCATTTACGTCATTAACAGTAGTAGGTGTTGCATTTGTTATAGTATGCTGTCCAGTAGAAATTACGCCTGTTTTAGGATTTTTGTGTGTTATCACTAATGTATCGTATTGCTGGACATCATTAATTTTAAAACTAGAAGTTAAATCCGGGCCAACTCTCATAAAATTCCAAGCTAGATGTTTACTATCGCTATATGTAAATGTAGATTCGTCCCATGTGTAAGGTCCCGTAGTTTCACTAAAACCTGAATTAGAATAAATATCCATATATCTTCTAACAGTAGAGAATCTTATACCTTGATCTTCTTCAAAATGAATATAGTTTGCCCTGTCTAGCGTTAGATATAACGTAGCGATGTCTTCGTCAATCGTAGTAAGATTGTCCTGTGGTGAATTCCAATAACCACCTGATTTTGACCATGGCAGTTTTTTAGCATCCCATGATTGATCTTCTAACCACTTATAGATTCCGTAAAGTTCTAAATTCTTTAATTTAATATCGATAACATCATTCATCCTATAGTGAGATCTATGTCCAAATAGGTCATACGTCCTCATTTCCACGCTATAGGTGTCAGCATATGGTAATATCAATGGAAGTATTAAGTAGTCATCAATGGCTCCCCTGTATGTCTGGTTATAGCCCCTGTCTTTACTTGTAATAACCCATTCAATTTCATAAACCCATGCCTTCCACCAGTTATCCCAAGTTACCTTAAGATTTGAATTGGCATCCACTGCATCTTCCCATGTAAAAAGAGCTTCGTCCCAAATATCATCAAAAGACTCTGTCCCATCTAAAAGAACTGGACATCCAATTGGAATATTAGGGTTATAGGAATAAAGTTCTCTATCGTGATATGTTTCATAAAAAGTACTAATTATACTTTTTAATTCAGTTCTATTTGCAGTAGTTAAATCATCTTCATTACCAATCCCTAAATTTAAGAATAAGTTATAATTATTAGTATCATTATTTTGGTCCAAACTAGGTTTAAGGACCATTGACATATCTTCAATAAATAATTGTCTATCGTTGGGAAAAACATTAAATTTAATATCGTGACCTTCACTAAAGAAACTAATTGGGTTTTGATTGTTCCAAACGTTTAAATTTCTTTGATCAAAATAATCACCTTCAGCGGTAATATCTATAATCCTAGCCTGTAATGGTAAATACTCTTTTTGTAATTTGTTCTTTAAACCATATAGTTTAATTAGGATTTCTTCTGGCGTGTAATCAAACGTTTCAGTTACATTAGGAATATCCCATTGATCAAAAGTACCATTAGGTTCATTTAATCTATAGACAAGACTAAACTTGCTAGTCTTCTTCATTGTATTAGATGGTAACTTAAATGCTAATCTTTTTCTAGTAGCTTCACCTCTAACTGAAGAATGTGGAACTGGCACCGCAAATAATTTACCAAAATTCTTAACAGAATTATCTATATTTAACCAGTATTCTTTTAACGTGATTTTATCATAACCGAAAAAGTCGATTGCATTTAAAACAGCTTTATATGTACCAACAAATGGCTTAATGTTATGTAACTCTAAAAGTAACTCTTTTCTTTTTCTGTTTAAAAGAATATAATCAGGCGACATTTCGCTAATGTCATGATCTTTAAATAACATAAAATCAGCTTCGCCTAATGTTGCACCGAAATTAGAAAGTAAAACTTTAAGCCTCTCATCTTCAGCAACCACTTCACCATAAAATTCAATTACGGCAATAAGAGTTTTAACACCGCCAGATAATTCATATAAGTTTAAGTTTCTAAGATGAGGTCCCTCTTTAGTGGAATTTAGCGCTATATTAAGTTGAATAGCTACATTGCTCTGTGTGTTTAAATGTTTAACACCATCTGTAATTTGATCAACGTTTGAGTTATCAATTAAATCAGTAACATATGTTTTTAATTCTTTAACAACAGGAATATTACCAGTGTGATCTATATCATATAGGGTAATATCTTTGCTATCTCTGCTATTAAATTCTTCCCACTCAAACACAAACTTAGTTGCATTAGCAGTCTCCGCGACTGGGAAATTTATGTTTGGATCACCATTAAAGATACACTCTTCTAGAATAAACAGATTGACTGTCTCGTATAAACCAGTGGAAACTTCTGCTAAGTGGATCGTGCCCTGATATACCCCGAGGTTATCTTTCTCGAAGTTTAAATCATATTCTAATCCCTTAAAAAATCTTAAATTATTATACATTATCTAGTTTGATTGTCGTCTTTTTTAACGGTATAATTTTTGTAATTCTTTAAATACCTAGTTCCCTTTAAAAGGTTCTTGATCGCATCTTCTAAAAAGATTAGAAAATGTTGCATTGTTTGATTTCTTTGAATGTGACCAGAAATTGATCTACCTATAAATTCACTAGGTGGCAAAGCATCATAGTTGTAACCAACATGAAGTCTTTCGTCCTTTCTAGCCTTAGTAGTGTCATATCTTTTAACACGTTTATATCCAAGTAAATTATCAAATAAACCCATTATTTAAGTGCTTTTCTATTTCCAGCCTGCATTCTAGTGTATATCGTTCTAGGAACTGGTTCTGCTTCGAAGTTTATACTAACAGCAGCCTCGGAATTAATCAAAACATCATCAACGATTTCATCACCGTCTCTGTCTTGCCAGCCACCTCTAAATACTGCAACTTCTTCTTTTTCCATTATAATGTCACCCCATTGATCAAGGCCCTTAACAGTATAAGGTATTTCAGTGGTGTCCGTAACAGGTACTACTTTAACATCTTCAATTCTTTTAAAGTAAACATACTTTTGTTTACCATTACCAACAGTTTCTAACGTCACGGGCTCTTGTGGAGCAATTGTAACATTAACTGATTCATAATAACCTAATCTTCTAGCAGTCTCTTCAGTTTCTGAAATAAATTTAACGTTAACCGCATCAATACCTTCAATCTCTTCTAAGATATAGATGATATCAGATTTTGGTAGTTTATCTCTTCTTGTAATATTCAGTAAATATTCAGACACTTTAGCTCTAACTGCATTATAGATTTCATCTTTAGTGTAACCTTCGAAATATCTAATATTAATATCAATACTATAATATCTTACTTGTGGCTTAACAAAAACAACTTCAGTAGTTACCATTTGTTGGCCACTATCTTCAAGAACTTTATGCATTGCATCATACTCGCCCTGATCTAAAAACATCTCTTCTTGTGGTATTGTAAAATAGTCTTGATTTTTAGCCAATTTCTTTTTAATATCTGGTACTGCAAAAATATAGATAACATTATCGTCATCTAAATATTGATCATCGGTTGTGTTATATGCATCTATATAAGAGAACATGTTATACCTTGATAAGAAATATTCATAATTGTCTGGCGTTGCCAGTACAAAAGACTTACTTGCCATCGGAGTCATAATCTTAGTGAATTGTGTATTCTCTCTATCACTGCCCATTTTTGGTGATGAAGTAATAGTTACGTCTAAGAATTCATTTAAGTCATGTTCAGTTCCATTTGAATCAGTACCCGTTGCATCCCATTTAATAGTTAAATCCGGCGAATCATCAAGATTACCAGCTAAACCTCCGTGTTTTACATATTCTACTTCAATAATTGCACCAACCGGTGGCACCATACCAAAACTACCATTACCAAAATAAAGGTCTAGACCTCCACTAATTCCTGTTTTAATTAAGTATGCCTTTTCATTTGAACCTAAGTCATATAATGAATTGTGTTTGGTCCAAAGTTCACCATTAACACTAACCGCAACTTTGCTGTGATCAGTAATACCACCAGTATTAATACTAAATGACTGCAATTTATTACCATCACTGGTTACTGTTTGTTTTTCAAATTTACCTTGAATAATAGCAGTCTTAAATGAATTGTAATTTGTTTTCTCTAATTTAAACTTATCTTTAGAATTTAAAAGCGTGTATGTTAGGCCATTAATATCAAATTTAAGTTGAGCTCTTGCATCTATGTTTAACGAATTCCCGGCTACTTTACTTAAATCAGCTCCCGGTTTCCATCTAAATTCAATTTCACCAGTTGCTGCAAAACCCCTGGTTGCATCATGACCAGTTAATCTAGACATTCCATAAATAGACTCCGGCTGTTGTGCAGTGTATATGTTCTGCTCTACTACAGAATCTTCAATATAGAACATGATTAATTCTACCATTTCTGATAGAACACTGATTATTTGTGCGAATGGAGATGCCACGGTAAATAGAGTATTAGCTCTATTGTACACTCTAGAAATATAGGTTCTCGCATCGCTAGTAATATTATCAGCGCTGGTTCTAATTGTACTTAAAAATTTTAATTCGGCCATTATTTGTCTTTACTTTTTTATAGCATACTTACTTTAATAGCATATCTACTATCTATCGTAATATCTATATATGCAATATCTCTAACTTCACCTTTCATAAAATTCACCTCAGTTTTAATGTTATATTTTGTCGCAAGCGGACAATAGTGATTTATTTGATCAGTTATTCTAGATCTTATGTTGTGTTCATTTGATCCAAAGTCATATATAAGTTCCTCTAAACCGCAACCAAAATTAGGAGTACCCATTACCTCTCGCTTATTAGTGAATAGCAACGTTTGTATCTGCGTGATCAACATTTCTATCTCACTATTAGTCTGAACCTGTGTTTCATCGTAATTCGGGTCGCTCGGATATTTTATATATAGTTCCATTTATCTATGTATCTTATTTATTTAAGAGTGCATCATCCAATCAACACCTTCATCTCCTTTGATCTCTTCGTCAATGGCTGCTAACTCATCATCTCCCATGGATTTAATAGCATCGTAATCAAAATCAACATTTCCGGGTAAAGCAAATTTAAAAATACCTAATTTAGTACCGATTGATTGTTTAATTTTAGCACTAACATATCTAAAGAAAATTTCATCGCTATATAGCGCACAATCTGGTATCGTCTCATACACCTCAAGAATAACATCTCCTTTAGGTGTATCACCTAAGAATTTTAATTCACCGGTTAAACTTGAATAATTATATGATATGGGATTCTCTAGAATCTGTCTAGATAAGTCTGCCATCGAAGCATTCAATACATAATATTGTAATTCTTCTGCAGCCTCAGCCATTCCAGAACCTTCATACATACCTCTAAATAGCATTCTTTCCATAGAAAAGTCAGAACCAGATTGGAATCTTAAATCCATTCCACCGCCGCCACCATTCCATCCAGAAGCTAAGTCATATAAACCATAAACCGAGTATACTCCACCGCCACCATCTAAACCAGGGCCTGGTAAATTAAGTGCTCGGTGTGATTTAAAGTAATCAGTACTAAATACATTACTTGGTATATGATAGAAATTCTCTTTTACAGAGTACTCATATTTTTTATAGAACCATTTTTTAGCTCTCTTAATAATATTAATGATTTCTTTTTGTGGTAGATTGATAGGAACCATACAGGCTCCAGTAATATCATCTGCTACTTCGTCTAAGAATAGATTTAAACAGTTAGGATCAAAATACCTTCCGGTAGTTAAATCATTATTTGAGCCGCTTATAATTTCACCCATTTTTTATTTATTTTATTTTTTTACTTACAACAATTTCTGTTTCTTCAAACCTAGCATCTTTGCTAGTGAAGCCCTCTCTAAATATACCACCTATCATTTTACCCCTAAACATAGTGTCTCTGCCGGCAACATAACAGTTGGTTAATTCACAACTACCATGCGTATAACTAGATTCAACTTTAGAGTCTTTCACTTTAGTAGCTCTATATAAACTACCCCACATAACAGCAGAACTCGTGATATTGCAGTTATAAAAACTACAATTAGTTAAATTACCTGCAAGTTCACAATCAATAAATTCAAAATTTTCTAAAAGATAAACAGTTGGAAATTTACCATCTTTAACCTGTACCGCGCCATAATCTGAATCGTAGTTTATAACACCAGCGGTCATTGATCCATTTACAATAAGATCCATAACTCTATTTTTAAACCTTTCCCATTGTACTCGTATAATAGTTGGATTATCTTGTAGATCGACTAATATTTGTATATCTGGCCAGTGCTCAGATACTTTAGAGTAATCTTTGAGCATATCCATTATGGGTTTATTCTTATTTATAATTCTCTGTAATTCAATTTTATTTTCAGCAGTAAAACGAGGATCGTTACAAGAGTTCCACATTTGCATTAGGAACCTTTCAATTAGGTATAAAATATTATCCGTTTTTTCCTCATAATCTGCACCACCCAAATATCTAAACTCAAGATAGTTCTTTTCTTTTTTAGAAAAGTTTATACCATAATATTTCGTATCGGCAAATTTAAAATTATTTGATGCTACTTGATTTGCATCAAAGTGAAATGCTTCCCATTTTGGCATTACCCATTTAATACTTTTAGCGTATGCTGATTTTTCTCTGTTTGGAAAAAACTTATAGATTTGTTGCTCATCAAAGTCTAAGATAAATTTAAGAACATTCATCTTAGAAATAAGTGCAGGATCCTCTAAATATTTTTTATCGAAAGATAAATTAATGTGGATTGACGCCCTATCATTGGTATATCCATTTTCAGATATCCAATTAAGCATTTTAATTACCATAATCCTAGCGTTTCTATACGGAATAGGACCAGTAACTAACTCGATTAGGCCTTTACCACCAGACATGTCTGGTTCCATTTTAAACTCTTCAGCTGAAGGTTGAAAATCAGAATGTGCCTTATCTTCTAACCTAATTTTTCGATCTAGAAGCTTTGCCAATGATTTTTGGGTAGCTTCTAGATCGAAATTAGAATAGAATTCAAACTCAACACCCATAAGTGCCGCGTTCAAAATTGATTCTCTTGAGGAATCTATAGTTAATTTTTGCATATTAAGATTATGATATTATCGTTTGAATATATATCACGCTCTCGATGCGATAGTTATTAAGGCATTTTCAAAAATACTTTCATTGACTCAACGTCAATTCTGGTAATTTGTACCGTGATTGGATCTCCGTTCTTAAATACGCTCATAACTTCTTCACCAACTTCGCTTACATGTAGTAGTCCAGTCACTCCTTCTTCAATACTAATAAATAAACCGTAGTCTTTTTTAGTTTTGACAGTAGCTTCAACTACTGAAGGAATTTGATATCTAGATTGAATATCACTCCATGGATTAACAGTAGCATTAGCCTTTTGAGTAAGTGTGATCTTAGTATCACTGATAATATCCTTAACGATAAATGTGATTTCATCACCAGGCTGAATCTGTCTAGCTTTGAATTTAATAAGAGTTTCCTCATCTAAGTCGTTATTATGGATCATACCAGTCAAACAACCATTAAATTCAACAAATATACCATATTTAGCAGTACCTGTTACATTACCTGTAATTTCAGCACCTTGATTTGCTTTTATGTTTTCAATCTCGTTTGGAATTAAAGCCTGTAGATATTTTCTGTGAGAAACTACCAATGTACCTCTATCTGGTGAGAAACTTACAGGAACAACATAGATTTCAGTACCAATAATAGAACTAAAGTCATGTAGTTTATTAATACCTGCTAATGAACCTGGCATAAAACAATCAATTCCCTGAATATTTACCATATAACCACCATTCTCAATCATATGTGTAACTTTACCAACCCATGCGGTTCCACCAACTTCAACGGCTTCTCTAAGATCCATAAAGACTCTGTGTTTTATACCACCGTTAATTGATCCGACTACATGTGAGTTGTTATCAGCTGAGGTAATTAAAACTGATGTTTCTTCACCCGGTTTTAAGGCTTGAATCGCAGCAGGTTCCTTATCATATTTAACATATATTAGTTCTCTGTAACCAATATCGACACTAATAAACTCTGAGCTAATACCATAAACCGTTCCAGTATGAATTTCTCCAACATCTACAATAGTTACCACATTACCCAAAGCAGCATCGTGTGCGGTAAGTATGTCGTACATTTCTTGAGCATATGATTCTCTAGAAAAGACCTTATCGCCATTCATGGTTTTAATATGTGGGTTATGTTTTTTGGTTTTTGATGGGCAACTAGCTTCATAAGCATCCCACATGAAGTTTCCCTCTTCATCGTAATAATCATCCGATATATCACCATCATCTGATTTAAGATCTTTTAAGTTTTCGACCGTGATGTCTAGTTCTTCAACTTCTACAGTATTGACTTTAGTTTCGCCAATTCTGATCCTTTTGTTTTTTTCGTTGTTCATTTATTTTTATATTAAAGGTGTAACATATTATATATCTATTTATTTTTAGAAGACTACCGGTACAAAACCTACCATCGGCACGGGACCTACTGGTGTTGGTATACCTCCTAAATAGAGTAATTTAAATTCTAACAAGTGTAGAGCATATACCGCGGCAACTGCTGTAGAAACCGCAAGTGCTGGTGGTTGAGGTGCTGGCAATACACTAAATGTTTTACCAGTATTCCAAGCTCTTCTAAGATTTTTAGCTAGTCTCTTTTTACCACCATAATAAATCGGTATATAAATACCAGTTAATGGTGGGGGAATTAAAGCTGGCAAAGCAGATGGTGATGGAGCAAATGGTTTAACTAAACATGCATACCAATACGCAATAGTTATTTCAGCCATTTCTTCATATGGATCTCCACCTGGCCAACTAAAATTTATATCAACATCCTCCTCTGCCGTGTCACATTCGTCAGCTGCTTTTTTAGCATCAATAACCTGTTGTCTTTGAAACTTAAAAATAGTACCGCCGGCGTTTGGGCTTATATTAATAATATCATCAGCTGACTTAACATTTTTAATGGCTCCGGGAATTTTTGCCCAATGTATATCGTACTCTAATTTTTCATATTGTGCCGTTACATATGTGTTGTCTTTTTTCCACCAAATCACTTTAGTATCGTCGGATACACCGTATTTAAAACTCATTTCAGATCCGTTGTCATATGAAAAAAGAGCAACTACATGGTCCGTTAAAATTTTAGGTCTTTTGCTTGGATAATCTGGCAAATTATGTTCCCTGTCAAAAGAAACCTGTATTTTGTATTCAGAGAGTGGACAGTCTGACATTTTAAAATTGTCTAAACCGGCTTCAAACGCCGAACTTACACCATCAACCAGGGCTTGCCAATCATATCCTGCGCCCTCTATATCTGTTCTAGCTTTTTCACTCACATTAACGTATGGAAATCTACCGACAAAATAAGTACCTCCAACCGCTCGCTGTATTTCAGTAAGATTATTGTACTTTGATTTACCTAAACTGGTGGCCCATAATTTATATTTGTCTTTTGCTTCTTGACTGGACAAATTGTGATATTGCTGTAATAATCTATTTGCAAATGACTTGGCCAAATCTGATACAGTTTCTGAACCGTCTAAACATTCAAACTCAAAAAATCTAAACTTATATAAGTTTAAACTCTGTTTGTAATCTTCAACAAATTTATTAAATTTCTTTTGTTGTTTCTTTTCTTCTTCGATTGGATCTGGCTCTTCAATGGGTTCTGGACAAAAATCGGTATATGCTGGATGAGACTCTTTGCCCATTTCAATTATATTACCGTCTTTATCTTTCTGGTCTAATAAAGGAATATCGCCCTCTCTTAATATTCTTTCAAACACCAAGCCATAACCCTGTTTTAAAAGAAACTCTGCCGCTGGATTATTAGTATGTGTTGCACCAAATGGTGTCATTGCTAATCCCTTTATTGCCTCTAGATATCTTTCTGCTACTCTTACACCAAAATCATATCGACCACTTAATGGGTTTAAATTAATAGCATTAATCATCGATGTCGGATCAGTCGTCAAGTTAGCATTAACTGGATTTCCGGGTTTAATAGATTCTATTAATTCTGAAGATGGGGGGAAAATAGGCACTTGATCCTTGCCAACTTTTGGCAGATCATAAGATACCATACCGCCACCCGGTTTAGTAAACGACTGCCCCGATATATCGGACGCTAATGCTGGTATAAATGATGGCCAAAGTGCGGGCATAATTATTTACCTTTTTGTTGATAGTTAATATGAGTGCTCGATAATTTTCCTACTGTTATTGGAGTTGGTGGCATTGGGGGTCCAGAAGGACCCACGCCAGTTGGATGTATATGTGCATTATAATCGTCTAACCACATTTGTAACCAATCCTGTAGAGATTGACCCCTCACTGCTGGTTCTGTTTCATCTGCTCCCGGCTCGCCCGTATTTGAAACGAATATATCACCACAGTCTAAGAACATTTTAGCATCTGTACTGATTTTTATAAATCCCTCTTCGTCCATTTGAATGATTGGGCGCTCTTTGGCACCGCTACCTCTTGTGATAACTAAACCATCTTCAGGAGAATGATAGATCCTTACGTTGCGCACAGCATCATATACTAGCGATATAACATCATGTGGTGCATCAGAAGTTTCTAAAATATCTGACTTAAGATCTGTATTTTGATCTATTTGAAACCAGTATTCAGGGTGGTAGATGTTACCGTTGTCAAAACGAACTGCAACAATATCACCAACTCTAGGTACTGCATGTGCACCAACTTGATCCCTATTCATAGGGGTTGCCCACGGAATTGCATCATCAGTTAGTTTATCAAATTTACCATAAACTTTAACCCTACATCTTCCGTTTAAAAGAGGATCTTCGTTAACTACAACTTCCCCAAGCCAGTGTTGATCCCTTAAATTATCTTTAAAAAGTTCATCAGCCATTATTCGTATACATTTTCGTTAAGTGAATTATCTGCACTACTGTCAACACCTGGTGTATAAACTCTTTCGCCTAAGTTTCCGTCTGGGCTACTATCAACAGCAGGACTGTCGTACATGTTATTAGGAGTAATATTACCCTTTTTAGGTTTATTAGATTTACTTTGTGTAAACTGTCTAGCTAAATTTATAACACCATTAATACTACCAGCTTCAAGTGCGGTATTAATATCACTGAGTGTTCCTAATGCACCACTAGCGCCATGTACATTATCTAAAATTAGCGCCTTTACTTTATCCATACCAGCATTCGCCAAACTAGCTGCCGCCCCCGTTAATCTTTCAGGATAAACAGCACCCATTGGATTTTTACCAAAACCAGGCAAACTATTTTTTAAATTATTAAATCTATTTACCAGCGAACCGGCGATACCATTTACCTTATCACTAATTGCATTCTGTGCATTTGCCAGTGGATTAAATGGAGACTCTGGATATAAACCATCTCCGGGTTTTGCCCCGGGTATAAGATCTTTATCATCAACTAACGATATATTTTCTCCGAATTTTTGATTAGTTAATAATGCAGTTTCCCATGTAAAACTTAATTTAGGTCTCTTTAATTCAGGCATCTTAGATGCATCTGCAAACATGTCTGCAATTGAATCTTGTTGCCATTCACAATGACCTAATTCAAACATTAAATAAGGTCTGGCATCTGCAGTAAATTGACTAACTAATCCAACATCAAATTTTCTACCATTTCTATCAATATTAGTTTCAGAACCTTTAGCTCTAGGAATTATATTTACAGATTTACCTTCTTTATTCTGAGACATTGGTGATCCATATAAATCTAAATCCCTGGCACCAGTATCTTGTTGAAATGTTCTAACTTCTGACATTACTATCCAAACCCTAAAACGTCTTAGGTTTTTAGGTAGTACTTCAATATATCTTTCATAATCATAACACGCCTTTTTATACAAAGACATTAGGCCAATTGCAGTTAATTCAATATTCTCTTCTAAACACTCAATATCGATTTTAGGTTTTTCAGAACCTCTCCAAGGCTCATCCATTTTACCGTATGTTTGTGTTAATTCTAGACCACTAACCTTTTGCCAAAACCAGGGCATTTCAGTATTAATCTTCATCAAAACCTTTTTAAAGTTTTCAAGATATGCAGCGTAGTTAGTTCCCATTGGACCATCGACAAACTTTTCTAAATACTCTTTTGCAGGACCTGACATCAAAGGAGAGTGCTCCTTATCTACAGTATCAAACATGAGAAAAAAACTAAGATAAGTCGGATCCTCATTGATCTTTCTTAAAATAGAACCTTTTCTAAATTCATTAATATGTTTAAAATCTGCCATATATTATGTATCCTTATTTTATTATCCTTATTTATTAGTAATGGTAACCGATGTTGTATTAGTAAACGTTTTACCTTCTGCTTGTATTGTAATAGCAAGATCGTATGTTTGGGGGTCAAACTCTCCTGTTTGTGAGAGATCCAACACCCACGTTCCATTCTTTTTAACTCGCATTCCGTAAGACGGACCGATTAATGTATCATCTATCTCTGCTTCCCAAAAATCAAATGCTGCAACTTCTTTATTTGCAGTCCAAGTACCTTCAAATACACCATATGTGCTATTACCAAATGTAGCCTGAATATCTTGTTCAGATGTGGTTTTAGTAAATCCTATTTCTAACTCTAATTCAACACTAGGCGTTGGCTCTGGTGTCGGTTCAGGTGTTGTTGCTGGAGTCGGCTCTGGAGCAGGTTCTGCAGCTGGACTATTCTCTTTAATATTTTCAGCCTTTTCTTCATCAGTAGCATCTTCTAAACCAGGTGGATTAATTAGGTTTTCAGTTCTAGTTGGCCATTCTCTCCTTAATAAAGTTACAACTTGTCTAGTACCTTCATTATTATAAGTATAAACTATATCTTCTATTATGTAATATCCAGATAAAAAAGTATCTAATGCTTGTTTAGGTAATCTATCTGGATCCATATCCGGATCTGCTCCTAAATCAAATGGCTCATCTTTGTCCATGCCAAGTTCCTTTTTATCTCCTTTGATTCTCTCGTTTTGATAAATAGATTTCTCATCAGTGTGATACATTAATACCGGTATTTTTTGATATTTATACAACGATGGATTAAATGAGTTCAATGTAACCTCTAGTTTCATTTTCTGAACCTCCATCTCATTTTGTTTATTATGCAATTGCGCAAACGCTGCATTAGGGTGAACATTACCTAAACCATCGTCACCAGCTTCTTGCCTACCAATGTATTTATATTTAACTTGATCAACATGTCTAGCATCATTTCTGTTACCTCTTAATGGCTCTTCTAACTCTTTTAAATCATTACCCCCGAGCGGCTCGATTCTAAATTCTTGTTTCTTATTATCACCATTATTATCATAAATAGTAACTTCTCTAGCATATCCCGCAATTGTGCTAATTGTACTTGCATTGTTTATAATCTTATTAGATTCGATAAACGCGTTATTACCCATAAATGCAATATGGTTTGTTAATAATAAAGGAACCTCTATGTCATTACCAGTACCACCTTCCTCGGCTTCTTTAGCTGACTTAGCATCAGGTGTCATAGACTCCGCTGCAGATGCCAATGATTCAGCAAACTCTGAAATCGGGGGATTTGGAGAATTAAATAAAGCATTAACATCGACATAATTAAGATAATAATATGAATCAATCCACCACTTTTGAAATGATTCCTCGCCAACGTAACTGTTTTTAATAATAGAGTGTATGAAATCTATATAAGGAGTATATGCCATTATTCTAGATTGAGAATCATCTGCGGCATCGATGTTTGTTGCCATTCCAAGTTCTAAATCCCTAGCAACCTGTTCTATATGGTCCAATGAAGTACCATTTTCGAAATTAACACAATCTTCAGCAAATAGCCTAGGAATTTTACAGTGGCCTTCTATTGTAAATGTAGCAGCCTGAACATTACCCTGTTTCGGTGCGCTGCATTCAGTTATGTCAAAATCCATATGAATAGATTTAAACGTCTCTTGATTTTTGGAATTAATTAATACAGTAAAAAAATCACCATCTCTAGGATAACTGGCAACACCAAATTTTCCAGCGCTGTCTTGTAATACTAATCTACAAGTAGGCACTACTTCAGTTAAGTTTAGCTCAAATAAAGTAACATCAGCCGGCTTAAACTGATATCCATTAATAAGAATCATTGGCTGAAGTGTCGCTATAACCGAAGTTTGCTTGTAATCGGCCTCATCTGGTTTCTCTTCAGCTAACGCATCAATTTTTATTTCTGTCGGTCTAATAGCCGGTTCGACTACTGCTAATATATTGTTTGCTAATTCCATATTTATTATTTAGCGCAAGGTGAATCCGGTGAATCTGCCGGGTTATTATTTGTAGAAGCAGGCCCTGTGCCATCTGGTTTAGTACCGCCCTTTGTATCGGCAACATCTGTTTTAGCACCACCTGTACCAGAACCTGTACCAGAACCTGTACCAGAACCTGCACCTGATCTTAAACCACTTCCAGCTACTAACAATTCTTCATATAATTTATCTTCATTAACAATTACAGGCCCATTCTCAACCTGCGATGTATCTAATGCATTGATAAT